ATGTTATTCTGCGGTTTTATATTCATTTTATTATCTTTCAGTTCATTTCTCTCATTGTTGGCAGGTGGCCTGCTATATTGTTAAAAAAAAATCTGACTCTTAGCATTCTCGTAGTTATTTCATTAATTGGTTGTGTGTTTCGTTATTTGCGGTCTCTAATAAAGAATCATCTAATTGATACTGTAAGTACGTTAAACTGTCTTGGTTTTCTCTATATGTGTGTGTATCTATACTTTCTTCTGGATATGCCACTCTTACTGCGTCTTTAACGATTTCTAAGTTCATTGTGTGCATATCATTAGCGGTACTAATTCTATGATGTATTTTACGTACTAGATAACGACCACTCATATATGGGTCTATGTCTAGTGGATTGTCCATACCTGGTGGTTCATAACTCGGTACTTCAAAACTGCATAAATCTCCTACGGATAGACCTGTAAATCCTTTGCAATCTAATGACAAGACTTGACTTCTAAATGATAGTTTCTGTGCCATCATTCTTGGATACATTACTTCATATGGTTCACCTTCATAATCGTTTTGTAACTGTTCGGTTGTTGATACAAAGTTTAAACGACCTTCTGATCTATCTGATAACAGTTCTCCATCTTTGTAATTAAATATAGGTAACTGCGACTTGTTATCTACAAGACCACCTGATCCATCGTGTTCAGTATGAAATATAGTCGGAAAGTATGTGTTGTAATCAAATGATAATTCTGAAAAGGTTTTGTTGTACATATCGTGTGTAACCATTTTACTTGCATACACACCGTTATTTAAGTTCTTTAATGTGTCAAACTGATCTTTGATTGTATAACCATCTACAGTCTGCATTTCTTTAATAATATCTGTTTCACCTGTGCCGTCTTTTACGTTACGTGGTTTTTGTTGAAACTTTGCAACAACTGGTCTAGCGGCACCAGCAATCGCCAACATATTCTCTATACTTCTAAATCTAAATCCTGTTGCGTCTTCGTAAAATAACATACCACTTGAAGCATATTTCTGTGGTTCTGCGGCCTGTGATAATAACTTAATTGTTTCAAATGGTTTCTTTCTTGGCATTACATATTTTCTGGCACCTCGTGTTTCTTCTACAATTAAGTTCTTTTTACTTTGTAAATCATTTCTGAATATATCTACGACCATTTGATCTATTGTGCCTGTCATAGACTTATTAACACGTATGGTCTCATTGTCAAGCATTTCTTTACTGCAAAAGTGTAACATATACAACTGCGATCTCGGTGTGGTAGGTTGTCTACCAGTGATTTTGTAAATGTACATAGGGTGACCTGTGGCAGCAGAGAAATCGTAACCTTTGCCAACGCCTGGCGTGTACAGACGAAATTCTATACGTTCATAACCTGTTAATGGTAAATGTGATATAACTGCTTGTGCGTCTGCGACAACTACGTTACCAGATAAACCAGGTCCTTCTAATGACTCATATAAGTTTATCTCTAATACTTGTGTTTTAATAGAAATTGCTTTTGCGTTCTTATTTGAACCGTCTGCTGATTGATACGATACTAATGTTATATCGTCTAATTGAAATCGACCTGCTTTTGTAAGTGTGTCTTTATCTATTTGTGAGTACATAATTATTCATTCATCAATCTTTCAAATTCTTCTATCATTATAGGCAAATATGCTGGGTTTAATAATTTAATTCTACTGATACGGTCTTGTTCTCTTTGTTCATATTCTCTATTACTAACTGCTTGTGCGCCTACGTCTGTACTATTACATTCTATCAAATGTGAATAATCAATTGAATCTGTTGGTCCACTTGACTGCGCCTTTTCATAATGATGTATGCCTTCTGGATTATCGTATTTGTCATTAATAAATTCTTCAAATGCTTGAAACGATAACGGCCAATCATAATATGCGTCTGTTACATTATTTGTTAATAACACAACCCAATGTAACATAGGACTACCAAAATGTTTTTGTGCAATGTGTTCAGGTCTTTCACCGTTTGTTATAAAGTATTCTGAATATAAACTAGCGGCATCCTTAACTTTGTCTTTAATCTTTACACGTCTGAATAAATCTGATACACGTTTATATGTATTTGTGCCTGGTTGAATATATTGTCCTTGTGGAAATCTTTCAAAATACATTTTTAGAATCCTTTAGCAACTGTTTCTTTAGTCATTATTTCTGTTTCACCAAAGTTTAATGACATTGTAATAATAGTAGGAGGTGCCCCTCTTTCGTCTGGCACTAATGTTGACACAACACCTTCAGGTGCATAATCTATATCAACTGATTTTAATACACAACGACTAATTCTAGGTAGATATGTGTTCTCGTTATCTCTATACATATATGTTATTTGAAATTCTGATGGTACATTAAAATAACCGTTTGCACCATTTTGATGTTCAGGTAACATATGAAATCTGAATAACTGCAAAATTTTGTGTACACTATCTTTTTCTTTTTCATTCTTCGGTGCAAATGTAAATGGAAAATTAAACTCTCTAAACGGTACTGATTTAAATACTGATTCTAAATTAGGATTCTTTGCCTGACCTTTAAACTTGTCATAAACTGCTCTTGCGTTCTCAAAACCAGGTATAATACCTAATGCACCGAAACCTGCCATTTTAGTAAGTTCTAATGCAACACCAGATGTACCTTTTGCACCTGCTTTTATCTTGTCTGCAAAACCAGGATCATTAATTACACCTGCAATACCTTGTCCCATATCACCTGCAAGTCCTGTATCTAATGCCTCATAATCTGCTTTATAACCAAACTTCATACCTTCAGGTGGCATATACATACAAATACTATCTGTGATATAAGTATGATTTGATTCTGCGTATCTGAATATACCAGAGTTAACACCTCTCACTCTATTTGATTGAGTAATACCTCTGGATTTAATATTTTTAATTCTGTTATTAAATGTGCCTTGTCTTCGACCAAATAATTTAAAATCTTCATCTCTAAAGTTTGAACTAGCGTCTTGTAGTTTACCATTGTCAAATGTGTTTGTTTTATATTTTGATTTTTTATGTGCAAGTATATCAAAAATGACATAGTGACCATCACCTAAATTACTACATTCTTGTGGATAATAGACAGTACCATATGAATATGGATTTTCTGCCATATGTGATGTAGGACCAACTGATCCTATCTCTAAAGGTGATTTACCTAATAGTTTAGCAGCAAGTTTTGTACTTTGACCTTGATTAGCAAATGATAATGCTTGACTAATCTTGCCTGATACTGCACCTGCGACTGCTGATCCTATTTTACCTTTGATTACGTTTGCTACTTTTGAAGTCCAAGCCATTTGTTACCTTTATATATATTAGTAATATTTATATAGATATGAAGAAGTCTTTTAAAGGAATATATAAACCAACTAATCCAAAGAAGTATGTTGGTAATCCTAATAACATAATATATCGTTCATTGTTAGAGCGTAGATTTATGGTCTACTGCGACAACAATCCTGGTATCATACAATGGGCAAGTGAAGAATTACCTATACGATATTACAATCCTATTGATAAGAAGTGGCATAGATACTTTGTTGACTTCATTATTAAAACTGATAAGGGTAGAAAAATGTTAATAGAGATTAAACCTTCTCGTCAATGTACGCAACCTAAACCACCTAAAAAGAAAACTAAATCTTATATGCGTGAAAGTTTTGAGTTTATCAAAAATCAAGCAAAGTGGAAAGCTGCAACTGCGTATGCTGAAGACAACGGTGCTGTATTTAAAATAATAACTGAAAAAGAATTAGGTGTTACGTTTTAAAACTCGTCTGAACCTGACGCACCACTTCTAATATATTTAAATGACGTATCTGGTTCGTGGTCTACAAAACCTGATACTGTAGTTCCTGAAGTCTGTTGACTATTTACGTTTGAATTGTTTTGAATATTAATAACATTCGGTTGTGATACAGCAGCACTTTCAGCAGTCAATTCTTTTAATGATTCTGATACGCCTCCATACATTGTATCATCTGTTTGTAATTGATCTCCGACAACTTGTCTTTTTTTAATACCTAATTGACTTAAAGATGTACCACCTCTTACACCTGTATAATCTATTTCTTCGGTACCCGTACCATCCATACCTGCTAATTGTCTTTGTGCAATAATTTTAGCAGAGTTATCATCATAATCAAATAAATCTGTTTGTGTTGTCTGATTTACTAAACCATCTTCTAATCTAGCACTAGACATATTTCTAACTGGTGCATTACCATCATCAAAATCTGCAAACGAAGCTTCACCTGCAAGGTCACCTGCTGTACCAGCATTTTTATCTCTCTCTACCTTATCTTTTTCCTCTTTGTCTTTACCACCGAAGAAGAATTTACCTACAGCAGAGTTTTTAAACCAATCTACTATACCTTGAAAGAATCCTGTTATCTTTTCCCATATGCCTATAAAAAAGGCACCTATTGCCTCAATCTTTTCAGCAAAGAATTGAAATGCCATTATTACTGCCATTACCTTTAATGCAATCAAAATTCTTGCTGTTTTAAATATATTTCCTATTGCACCCAAAGAAGCACCAATACTCTTAAATGCCTTCATAGGTTCTTTAAACATTTTTATAAATCCAAATACACTTTTACCTACATTAGCAAATGATGTAGCAACTTCAGTAATAGTATCAGGTATAACCATAAATGCTTCTCTAATTTCAGCAAGTTTACCAAAACCTTGATCTTGTCTACCTGTATCTGCTGTTGTATTTGTTGCTTTATCTATTTTTTCATTTTCTTCTCTTAATTCTGAAATTTCATTCTCGTTTTTAATGATCTTTTCTTGTGCGTCTGTTCGTTTTTTACTTTCTTTAAATACGTTATCATCTAATTTTTGTTGTAATTTATCTCTATCAGCAATTTTTTCTTGTATTTTTATTTCGTTTTGTTCTCTTTCTTTAGTTAATTTAATAACTTCTCTTTCTGTCAATAATCTGATTTTATTATTTTCAATAACACCTCTAAATCCTTGTTCTCTTAATTTTTCTAGTTTTTGTTCAGCGTCTTGTTGCTCACTTCTAAAATTATCTACTAATTTTGCTAAATTTCTATCGTAATCATTTAAATTAATTCCTAAATCATCAACTAATTTAACTAATTTATTAATTGCTACTGCAAAATTATCAATAGGACCACTTTCAATTTCTTTTGTTAAATCTGAAATCATTTTAGGTACATCGCCAATAACTGCTTGTGTAGCAGATTTTAAACCTGCACTAGTCTTTTCAATTATTACTGCACCTAGTTTTGTGATTTCTTCTTTGACATCGCCGCCTTGTGGCATATCAAATTCTGATTGAAGAGGTGTAATTTGAGGTAATGCCATATTATCCTATTTGTTTGCTAATTGGTTGTGATTTCTTTTCTTCTATCTTACTAGGTTTACCATTAACATATAAACCAAACCAAGCCGCACCTGCACCAACAACTACTGATACAAAACCTGCTTGTGCATTATTAGGTTCAGGCAATGACATAAACCACGTCATTGTTTCATAAAAAACTAATCCATAAAGTGCCATAAACACTCTAGGTATTAAACGCCAGTTAGACATTAATTGTGGTATTTCTATTTTAATAAAATACCATACATCTTTTACTGTTATCATTTCATTCTCTCCCGTTCTTTTCTTTTTCTCTCGTTTTCTTCTTTAATATGATTAATTAACATCTGTACGTATATGTCCCTCTCCCAAGGTATCATTGACTCTATTTCTGTCAATGAATACTTATGATGTTGTATCAATGCAAAATTAACTTCGTAGATCGCCTCTAGGCTGTTGTGGGAGAGGCCAATCCGAAAAAATCTTGCAACCCGCTGAAGGTGATTGTACTTTCAACTCCTGTCTTTGGGTTCTTCACTTTTGTTTCGTGTCTTAATCTAGGCATAGTTTCAAAAAACTTTCTCAAATTAGTAAATTGATTTTGAGATAGTGATTCAAAAAACTGTTTTAGTTCATCAGGTGTTGATTCACTAGCAGGATAATTCTTTTCACCCTCGTAAATGTAATCTACACAACCTGTAACTAAACTAATAATATCTTCGTATGATAATGTTTTTACACCTTTTGTAGTGTATAAAACTTTCATATTAGGATACTTCATAACAACGCCTAGTTTTCTACTTTCATCTAAAATTATATTGTTGGTGTGTGCGTCATCTACTTGCACCTCAACTTTTGATATGTCAACCTCCACATCGCCATAGGTTTTCTTATCATCTGGACATATAACTTTAAACTTTGCTATTTCTCCTACAGACTTTGCCCTAACCTGTAAGAAAATATACTCTACATCAAATGTAGGCAATTCTTCTACTTCTAACTTATCAAATGTAACAGACTTCAATATATCTTTTGTTGCCTGTTGCATTTCTTTTTCATCACCAGATTCAAGTGCCATATACAAGATTTTTTCTTCTTTTACAAGAAAAGGTCTATATTGTACCTTTGTTTCTTGTGATGGCAATGTCAACTCATATCTCGGTGTTTCTACTATTGGTAACGCCATAATAACTCCTCAATTATTAAATATTTAGTGGTGGTAATTTAAATGGTGGGAATACTCTTCCACCAGTTACTCTACCAAGTGGTACTCTACGTCTTAAATCGTTAAGTACATCACGTCCTGCTCTTCTCAATTCAGGTGGTAATTTGTTTATTATTCCACCAAAAATTCCTCTATTGTTTTTGATCTCTGGTATTTTACCTACAGGAGATCCTAATTCTATATTGCCTGATTGATCTATAAAGTAATTAATCCAGTTTCTAAATGTAAATGTTACAGTTATAGTTTGAATATCATTCTTATCGTGTGAATATGAAACTGCGTCTATTGTTTTAGGAAAAGCGTCTATCAATTGTACACCGTAAGTTACGTCATCACGTTCTTGCCTACTTGCAAATTGTCCTAATTGAAATATATTTAAATTTGTAACATAATTATCGTAATAGTTAACGTTGTATGATGATGAGGTACTAACTGCTGCCTTTTGCCATAATTCAAAATAACTTCGTTCTCTCATAAACTTATCAGCATAAAATGTTGCCTCAATGTCGCCTGATTTAAAATCATAAACTACTTTTCTAGCAGGTCTATTACCGTGTCTTACTTCTTTTGTTACCATTTCTCTATCAGGCATAGAAATGGAACTACAAAATGCTTGTACACGTCTGCCGTTTGCTTGTTGTACTGAAAGTAAATCTGATTGTGATGGAAACGCACCTGCTGTTTCTTCAGCAGCGGTTGACTCTGCCTCGTAATTAAAATCGCCTAACGGATTATTAATGTTACCGATTAAATTAGGCAAACCTTTAGGTAACTGAAATTCTGCATAGTATCTTGCCTGTCTAGCAAAACCTTCTGCCTCGTTTACATATGATTGAAAACGTCCTAATGTAGTTTCAGGATTACCACCTTGTGTTCTTTTTAAACGTGGGTCACCTGTAACGTTATCTAAACTTCTATCTCTAGGTAAACCGATACGTACATCAATACCACCTATTCTTCTTCCGCCTCTTAATATTGCCATTAGTATGGACTACCTTTCTTAAATTGTGCGACAGGCAAATAAACTGCTAATGCTGCCTCATCAAAATCTATTCTTAAAAAGTTACTTTTCACGTGTGAAAACAAATATTTCTTTATTGTGTTTTTAACAAGTGGTATACCTTTTACTCTATTATAACTTACATCAAAACTATTCACACTTGTAATCTCTCTACCTCGTGTAGCAAATCTTTGTAATTGTTCTAACAAAGTAAATCTAGCACCTGGTCTTAAATAATGAAAGTTTATACCTGCAAATCCACCTGGTATTCTCTCTAATGGTAATACAAGTGGAAACGTATCATAATATGGTAATGTCTTTTTATATTTAGGGTCGTAAAAGAACATATTTAAACGACCAACACTAGGTCTACCAATTAGTCTACCTTGATTCATTAATCGTCTA